AAGAAAAAAGTTAAAGTTAAAAAACAAAAAAATGTAGGATACCCTCAAAAATTAATAAGAGAAGAATATTTTAAATGTCCTATATGGTTTGCAGATGAACCTAAATTTGTTGATGATTTAAATAAAGCATCAGAAAAATATATTGAAGCATCAAAGAAAACATTAAAACCAGCTATTGATAAACGTAATAAAAAATTTGGTAACAAAGGAGACATGGGTAATGTGTTTCATTCAACAACGTTAATTGGTGATCCTAATTTTGCAGAGTTACAAAATTACATAGGTGCAACAGCACAAAATTTATTAAATGAAATGGGTTTTGATTTATCTAATTATCAAGTGTTTACTACAGAAATGTGGGTACAAGAGTTTGCTAAAAAAGGTGGCGGACATCATACATTACATACACATTGGAATGGTCACATATCAGGTTTTTATTTTTTAAAAGCAGATGAGTCTACATCATTGCCCATATTTGAAGATCCAAGACCAGGTAATGTTATGAATCTTTTACCAGAAAAAGATAAAACAAAAGTAACTTATGCATCTTCACAAATTAATTACCAAGTTAAACCTGGTACAATGATATTTTTTCCATCATATATACCTCATCAATACATTGTCGATATGGGTTATAATCCATTTAGATTTATACATTGGAACTGTCAAGCAATACCAAAAGGAGTGTTTAATGTCGTTTAAAAAAAATAAATATACAGTATTAAAAAAAGCTATTTCACCTGAGATTGCAGAGTTTGTTTATAAATATTTTTTAAACAAAAGAAATGTTGCAAGATTTTTATTTGACAACAAATATATTTCGCCGTTTACAGAATATTTTGGTGTGTGGAATGATCAACAAGTACCAAATACCTATTCACATTATTCTGATATTGCTATGGAAACTTTATTGACTGAAGTAAAACCTGTTATGGAAAAACATACTGGATTAAAATTAAGTCCTACGTATTCTTACGCAAGAATATATAAAAACGGAGATGTTCTAGCTAGACACAAAGATAGATACTCATGTGAGATATCTACAACATTAAATTTAGGTGGTGACCCATGGCCAATATATCTTGATCCTACAGGTAAACAAGGACAAGCTGGTATTAAAGTAGATCTTAAACCAGGTGATATGTTAATCTATTCTGGTTGTGATTTAGAACATTGGAGAGAAGAATTTAAAGGTAAAGATTGTGGCCAAGTATTTTTACATTACAACAAAATTAATTCTAAAATGTCTAAAGAAAATTATTTAGACAAACGACCTTTACTAGGTTTACCTGCTTGGTTCAAAGGTACAAAGTTGACAAAAATTAAAAAATAGTCTATACATTAAGCTTGCAGGGGGATGATCCACCACAGATTCCCTCTGCTTAAAACCTATTGAAATCACTTACAATCTGATATAACACCTAATAAACAGGTTTTTTATATGCTACAAAAATTAGGATTTGCACCGGGATTTAATAAACAAGTCACAGAAACCGGGGCCGAGGGGCAATGGTTTGATGGTGACAATGTTAGATTTAGATATGGCACTCCAGAAAAAATAGGTGGCTGGCAACAGTTAGGAGAAGATAAACTTACTGGTGCAGCAAGAGCTATTCATCATTGGGACGATAATGCTGGTATTAAATATGCAGCCATAGGAACTAATAGAATTTTATATGCATACTCTGGAGGTATATATTATGACATACATCCTATTCGAGTAACATTAACAGGTGCTAATTTTACAAGTACATTGAATGAAAGCGTAATTACTATTACTTGTACTGGTGCGCATGGATTGGCAGAAAAAGATATTGTTATGTTAGACAGTGTAGCCAGTATTCCTGCATCTTCAAGTTTTACTGCTACTGATTTTGAAGACAAAAAATTCATGGTAACTGCCATACCTACAACTACAACTTTTACTATTACAATGACTGCTGATGAAACAGGAACGCCTATGAGCACAGCAGGATCAACATCTGTTTTATGTTACTATCACGTAGGACCAGCACAACAACTTGGAGGTTTTGGTTGGGGTACAGGTTTATATGGTGGAACAGCTTTAGGAGCCGCTACGACTACTTTGTCAACCGCTATAACAGATTTAACAACAACAGATATTGTACTAGCAAACACTGCAGCATTTCCATCTTCAGGAGAAATTAGAATTGGCACAGAAGATATAAGTTTTACAAGTAATAATACTTCTACAAATACTTTAAGTGGGGGAGCAAGAGGGGTTAACGGAACTACAAAAGCAACACATAGCGGTGGTGCAAGTGTTTTAAATATATCTGATTATGTTGCATGGGGTGATCCATCTAATGCTGACTTTACTATTGATCCTGGAATGTGGATTCTTGATAACTTTGGTACAAAACTAATTGCGCTTATATATAATGGTCAATGTTTTGAGTGGGATGCCGCGGCAACAAATGCTACGTCTGTAAGAGCAACACTATTAGCCAATGCACCTACGGCATCACGTCATGTATTAGTATCTACTCCAGATAGACACTTAGTATTTTTTGGAACAGAAACAACAGTGGGTGATACTGCTACGCAAGATGATATGTTTATAAGATTTTCTTCTCAAGAAAGTATTGATCAAACAGATTCTTATACTGTTAGAGCAAATAATACCGCAGGTACACAAAGACTTGCTGATGGTTCTAAAATTATGGGAGCGATTAAAGGTAGAGATGCAATTTATGTTTGGACCGATACCGCATTATTTCTTATGAAGTTTGTAGGACAACCATTTACCTTTTCATTCGAACAAGTAGGAACCAACTGTGGATTGTTTGGTAAAAATGCATGTATCGAAGTTGATGGTTCTGCATATTGGATGTCTGAGAACGGGTTCTTTACTTATGATGGTCAATTAAAATCCATGCCTTGTCTTGTTGAAGACCATGTTTATGATGATATTAATGCTGTATCCAGAGATCTTATTAATGCAGGTTTAAATAATTTGTTTGGTGAGATAAGTTGGTTTTATTGCACAGCTGCATCAGACTCTGTTAACAGAATGGTTACTTATAATTACTTAGACTCTAGTCCTAAACGTCCTATATGGACAACAGGAACTTTACCGCGAACAGCGTGGCAAGATTCTGCAGTATTTGATAAGCCACACGCAACATTTTATGATCCAACAGACAATGCTTCTACCGAATGTATTGGAAATACTGATGGTATTACTATATATTATGAGCAGGAAACAGGGACCGATCAAATTAATTCTGGTGGTGTTGTAACTGCTATTATTGGAACTATTACATCTGGTGACTTTGATATTACACAAAGAAGAAGCAGCACTGGAGCGACTGTAGGTATGCCGGATCTTAGAGGAGATGGTGAGTTTATTATGAGAATACAAAGATTTATACCAGATTTTATTTCGCAGACAGGTAATACTAGAGTTAGTTTTGTAACAAGAAATTATCCAAATAGTTCTGCAACTACAACAAACTTTGATGTAAGTTCCACTACAACTAAAAAAGATACACGACTTAGAGCTAGATCTATTGCTATTAAAGTTGCTAACACTACAACTAATGAAGATTGGAAACTTGGCACATTTAGATTAGATATTTCTCCAGGAGGAAGAAGATAATGGTAGCATTTTATAACGCAGGTGATCAAGAGCTTTACAAAACATATCAATATCTTCCTCAAGAACAATATAGATTAGGTCTTAATTTACCAAAAAATGAACAAGACGTAAGCTCTATTAATACTAGTTTTGGAATACCTGCAACTAATGCGTTTACAAATAATCGTGTTGGTAGTGGAGGTGCTCTACAAGTTGGAGATCCTATGATGAATTTTGATAATTATTATAATTATACTGGTAACAAATATATGATGAATCAAGACAGACCTAATCTGGACAGCTATAGTGATAATGCACAAAAAACTTTTTTAGGCATGCCGAGTTACAGACAACAAGAATTAACGGGTCCAGACATGGGTGAGTACATTGCATCTGGTACAAATATTCCTTTAGAACAAACTATGGCAGGTAACATACAATCTAAAATAGGAAGTGTCACAGGTGGTATTAGAAATATAATGGGTAAAGTGCCTACAATTTCAAATTTATTAAATAGATTAGGTGTTCAAAATTTTGATTCTTTATCTCCTGCAGATCAATTATTTATAAAAACAAATACTGGATACAGGGGTCCTACTATTTTTGGTGAAAACACTGCAGGTGTTAATAAAGATCCATTTGGTAGAAATGTCGAATCTTTTGGAGGTAATTATGCTCAAAAAGTTAGAGATGATTTTGAGAAATTAAGCACGAATTTAAGTCCAACTGGAGTAATTGGTAAAAAAGATGATTACCAAGGCGCAACATTTGACCCTGTAACAGGAACGTTTAAAGCTGATGATGAGGATGACGAAGCATCTATAGCAGCAGCAGCATACGCTAATAAAATGAACAAAATGAATCTTACTAGATATAGGTATGATAAAAAAGCAATTGCACAACAAGAGAAAAATCAAAGAGATATAGAAAAACAAGCAGGTGTAAGGGACACAAAAGCAGCTCAAGACTTTATGCGTAACAATCCTAATTACGGTGATCCAGAAAAAAATATAAATCCTGGTAGTGGCGGTGGAAAAGGGTATGATCCTGGTGCAGATTATAGTGGATCAGATAAAAGATCACAGGATAATAGAAGTTCTGACCTAGGTTTTAGTGATATTAGATTAAAACAAAATGTAGAGTTAATGGGTAAATCACCATCTAATATAAATATTTACAGTTTTAATTACTTAAACAACCCTACTAAATATCAAGGTGTTATGGCCCATGAAGTACCTTGGGCTAGTCAAAAACACAACAGTGGATATCTAATGGTAGACTACAACAAGGTAGATGTGGAGTTTAAAAAAATATAATGGCAAAGATAGTAGAATCATTAACTAGAGCAGAACCAGAATACAGTCAAAGAAATATACAGTCTTTGGTCAGGGATCTTGACTCTGTAATTACAAAATTAAATAGTACGTTTCAAGATGAAGTTAAACAGGAGATAGAAGCTAAAAGCTTTTTTTTAGAATAATGGCAGTAGTAAACCAATATAAATTTTATGGTAAAACAACAACAGCTGCAGAGACTGTAAACATGTTATCACCAGCTGTTAACGAAACTATTATAATAAAATCTTTAAGAGTTACTAATAAATCAGGTTCTAATACACCTACGGTGACTATTAAAAACAACGCATTTGAGATAGTAAATACACAAACATTAGTAGCTGCTACTAGTGTAGAGATATTAACTTTACCCTTAATTTTAGAGGGCGGGACTGTATTATCTTACACTACAGCTGGCACCGTATCTGATGGTGTGGTGTTTGGTATTAGTTATCTTAATATATTAAAGGAGAAAATAGACTAATGGAAATAAAACAAGCAAAAGTAGAGACAACTTATAGACATAAAAAAACCGGTCAACTTTTTAAGGAAAGAAAAGACTGGGAAAGCAA